CTCGACAAAAGAGATTTTCTCGCACATGAGGTTTTTAATAAAAAACAATAAGGCTCAAAAGGCAAAATTTGACGATTTTAAATAGAGGTGAGAACATGGACGTTAAAAAAGTTATCGAAAAGGCTGAGGCTCTGAGAGAATCCTTTGTCAGTCAGCTTGAAAGGCATGGTGCGGATATTGACCTTTTTGTGTATCTGATTGACGACTATATCTCACTTTTTGAAATTTCCGAAAACCTTAAAGCCGATATTGCCGAACAGGGCGAAATCCTGAAAGAAAAAAATTCCGCAGGCTGTGAAGTCAGGAAAATTAACCCTGCAATAAAGGAACTGCGTGACACAAACAAGTCAATGTTAGCTATCCTGAAACAGCTTGATTTGTCTATAAGTAATGTTATTTTGGAGGACGATGATGAATTGTAAAAATTAACTGCCGTGAAATCACGGATTATATAAATCTTGTGCGTTCGGGGAAATATGCCTGCTGTAAGGAACAGTTTCAGCTTTGTGATTTTATCGAGAATGTTTTCCGCACTGAAAAACTCTTTATCAATCAGAATCAGCTTGAAAAATATCTTTCGTATCAGAAATATTTTCCGTTTGAATTGTTTGAATGGGAAAAATTCTGCTTTGCGCTCCATAACTCCGTATACCGTGAGAACGGGACTTTAAGATTTCCGATTCTGTTTATATATGTCGGTCGTGGAGCAGGCAAAAACGGCTATCTTTCGTTTGAGGACTTCTGCCTTCTGACACCGACAAACGGTGTAAGGAACTACGATATTGACATTTTTGCAACTGCCGAAAAACAGGCTAAAACTTCTTGGCAGGACGTTTATGACATTCTCGAAGCCAATAAAACAAAAATGAAAAGCCATTTCCACTGGACAAAGGAAGAAATAAAAAACCTCGATACAAATTCGGAGTTTCACTTCTGCACTTCCAATCCGAAAACCAAAGACGGAGGCAGACAGGGAAAAGTCGATTTTGACGAATATCATGCTTACGAAAATTATAAATTAATCACTGTCGCCACAACAGGTACAGGTAAAGTCAGATTTCCTCGCCGAACAATCGTCACGACTGACGGAGATGTTCGGGGCGGACCTCTTGACGATATGCTCGAAAAATCTCTTAATATCCTTTCGGGAGAAATTCTTGACAACGGAACGCTGCCGTTTGTCTGCCGCCTTGATGATGAAGATGAAGTTCACAATAAGAAGAACTGGACAAAACCGAATCCGTCACTTCCGTATCTGCCCGATTTACAGCAGGAAATGGATATTGAATACTCTGATTATCTGCAAAATCCCGTTGCAAATCAGGCTTTTATGATTAAACGAATGAACAGCCCTCCGAAACAGCCCGAAGGTGCTGTCGCTAAATGGGAGGAAATTAAGGCAACGAATGTCCCGATTGATGAAAACGCTATAAACGGGGTTTACTGCGTGGGCGGTATCGACTATATGAAAACTACCGACTTCCTCGGAGCAGGCTTGCTTTTCCGTGTAAATGGTTTTGATTATTGGATTTCTCACACTTGGATTTGTGCGAAATGTCCCGATTTGAAACGCATTAAGCCCGATTTGAGGTTATGGGAATCTCTCGGTATCTGCACTTTTGTGGACGCTGCCGAAATACCTCCCGAACTGCCCTGCATATGGCTTGAAAACGAGGCACGAAAGCGCAATTCACAAATCCTGAAAATTGGAATAGACAGCTATCGCTATCAGCTTTTGAGAAAAGCCCTATTGAGCATAAATTTCTCGGCTGACAAGGGCTTTGACAACGTGAAACTGATTCGCCCGTCTGACGAAATGCTCAGGATTCCCACAATTACAAGTGGCTTTGCAAATCATAAGTTCATCTGGGGCGATTCTCCTATGATGCGGTGGTGCTGCAACAACTCAAAAATTGAAACTTCTTCACACGGCAATATGACTTATGGCAAGATTGAGCCGAAATCCCGTAAAACCGATACTTTCAAGGCTTTTGTCGCTGCTGAATGTGTATCCGATATTCTTGATGCGTACAGCGCACCAATAAATAATATTTCAGACTTGGGGGTGTTTATTTATTAAAATCGTTGACTGGTTCAGAAATATTTTTGCAAAAAAATCAGGTACAATAAATATCGAAACTTACCGAAATACTGAAACATCAATCGCCCTCGAAGCCTTTGCACTCATCACAACAATTGAATTAATCGCAGGACTTCTCGCAAAATGTGAGTTCAAAACTTTTCAGGATAACAAGGAAATCAGAGGGCTTGAATGGCATAACCTCAACTTCCGCCCGAATTTAAACCAAAATTCAACGCAGTTCTGGCAGGAGGCTTTTTGTAAACTCCTCTATCAGAAAGAAGTCCTGATTATCCCGATAAACGGTCAGAAAATTATCGCTGATGACTTCCAGAAAGACGAAAAAGCCGTGACCGAAACCGTTTTCACAAACATTTCAAGAGGGGATTATGTTTTCCGTGATGTTTTCAGAATATCACAGGTCTATTACCTGAAATACTCGAATTTTGAAACATCTGCGATTATCGACAATATTTTCAATATGTACTCTCAGCTCATTGAATCCGCAAACGGAAAATATAAAAAGTCAGGCGGTGAAAAGGGTATCCTTGAAATTTCGGCACTCGCTCAGGGTGACAGAAAATTCGCAGAAAATTTCAGCAAGCTCATGAACGATTATTTCAAGTCATATTTTGACAGTTCAAATGCTGTCCTTCCGCTGTTTGACGGCTATAAATATACTCCGTCAACATCTGATTCGGCTAAGAAGTACAGCAACGAAATCTCAGATATAAAAGTCCTCATGGACGAAGCTCTTGCACGTTCCGCTCAGGCTTTCAAGATTCCGCCTGCACTCATCAAGGGTGATGTTGCAGGGCTGAAAGATGCATATGACATCATGCTCACGAACTGCATTGACCCCTTGGCGGATATGATTTCCGAGGAACTGACAGGCAAGCAGTTCACCGCAGACCAAATTTGCAAAGGCTCTCGCATTGTCGCTGATACTTCATGTATCAAACATATTGATATTTTCGATATTTCGGCAAACGTGGACAAGCTGATTTCCTGCGGATTTGCGAATATTGATGAAGTCCGTGACAAGGCAGGTATGCCCGTTATCAATGAAAAATGGTCGCAGGAACACTATATCACAAAAAATTATGAAAGGATAGATAACTCTGAAAAGCATTAATATTTTTAAAGTCCGTGCGGATTCGGATAATGCCGAAACACTTGACCTGTACATTTATTCAACTGTTGACGGTGACGGTGAAGATTTTTTTGGTAATGTCAAAAAATCACAGACCTCTGCACAGCATTTCCGTGAAGAACTCGAAAAGCATAAAAATGCAAAATTCATAAATTTGTACATCAATTCCACGGGCGGCAGTGTGTTTGAAGGCTCTGCAATTTATTCGCAGTTAAAGCGTCATAATGCGAAAGTTACAGTCTATATTGACGGGTTCGCCTGTTCGATTGCAAGCGTTATCGCTATGGCAGGCGATAAAGTCATAATGTCCGAAAATGCCGTGATGATGATTCATAATGCGTGGGCTGTTGCCGCAGGAAACTCCGCACAGCTCCGCAAAATCGCTGATGATTTGGACGTTATCAATAAGGCTAATAAAGCCGCTTATCTCGTCAAATCGGACGGCAAAATCACCAATGAAGAACTGACGGAAATGCTCGACAATGAAACTTATCTTTCTGCTGAGGACTGCGTGAAATATGGCTTTTGCGATGAAATTAGTTCAAAAGTTGAAAATTCCGTTGAAAATCATGCTGAAATGCTTGCTTACAGAAACAGCATTGAAAAAATATACGCTATGGCTGAAAAACCACAAAAACAGGACAAATCCGGAACGTTTAAAAAGATGTTTAACATCTGAATAATTTGACGATTTTAAATAGGAGGAATTAAAATGATAAAAAATCTTGACGAACTCAAAGCAAAGAAACTTCTGCTTATAAACGCTATGGCTGAAGCTTTCCAGAACGGCGATGAAAAGAGTATCGAAAAGGCTACAAGCGACTATCAGAACTTCATCAGCGATTCTATCATGGAGCAGGTCAAAGGCAATATTGAAAATGTTGACCGTGCTATCCTCGCAGGTCGTGGCAGGCGACAGCTTACAAGCAAAGAGATAAAGTTCTATAACGAGTTTATCGCTAATGCCCGTAATGAGGGAGTTATCACTAATATAACCTCTGCGCTCCCCGAAACCGTAATTGATGCAACTATGGACGATATGCGTAAAGACCACCCCCTGCTTGATTTCATTGACTTCACAAATACTTCTGCTGCTATCAAGTGGGTGCTGAATAATCAGGCATCACAGTCGGCTACATGGGACGAACTCAACACAGAAATTACAAACAAGCTCACAGGCGCAGTTGAAGTTATTGACCTGACTTTCTGCAAACTCACGGCTTATATGTATGTCACAAAGGATATGCTTGAACTCGGTCCGCAGTGGGTTGATGCATACTGCCGCACAACTCTCTCGGATTCTCTCAGCATTGGTCTTGAAAATGGTCTTGTTGACGGTGACGGTGTGAAAAAACCTGTCGGAATGACAAGAAACTTTGCAGGAAGTTTCAACCCGACAACAGGCTATGCCCGTAAAACTGCAACTGCTGTCACTTCTTTCACTCCTGCAAGTTATGGCGCACTTCTCGCAAATCTTGCGAAAGATAAAAATAATAATCCCCGTACCGTTAGCCGTGTTATTCTGGTTTGCAATCCTGCGGACTATTTTACCAAAATCGTTCCTGCAACAACACTTCTCACAACAGGCGGTCAGTACGTTTCAAATGTACTTCCTTTCCCGACTGATATTGTCCAGTCCGTTGCAGTTCCGTCAGGTCATGCAGTTCTCGGTATCGCAAAGAATTATTTCATGGGTCTTGGTACATCAAGAGGCGGAAAACTTGAATATTCGGACGAATACAAATTCCTTGAAGATTTGAGGACTTACACAATAAGACTTTACGGCAACGGCAGACCGAAAGATATTAATTCTTTCCTTTATCTTGACATTTCAAATCTCGCTCCGCTTGCAAACAGTTTTATCGTTGATACAGGCGAATGATGCTTGACGAACTGAAAAATTATCTCGCTATCACGTGGACAGACCCCGTAATTGATTCAAAAATCGGCGGTATTCTGTCCCGTGCGGAAAATATGATAAGTAAATATGCAGGTACAGAAATCGACTTTGAAACGGATTTGTCCGCAAAACAGCTTTTATTTGACCTTTGCAGGTATATTTATTGTAATTCATTGGAGGATTTTAAAGTCAATTTCAGGGGCGATTTAATCGCTCTCAGAGCGAGGTATAAAGCAGAAACAGAAAGCAGTGATGATTCTTGAATAAGTTAGATAAATCCACGAAAGACAAGTTTCTGACCTTTAACAGCGGTGTTGTCAGCTTTTACAGGCTTGTAAATGTCGCTCAGGCAGGCAATAAGCCCCTTTATGACCGTCAGCTTATCGCCCGTATGAGATTTGATTATGAAACCCTCGGAATAAACCGCTTTTATACGGCTTTGCAGGCGGATATAAAACTTGATGAACTTATCATCACGCCCCTGATTCGTTCTGTATCCACGCAGGATATTGCAGTTATTAATGATATTTTGTACAGAATTGAACAGGTTCAGCACGTTTCCGACACGAAACCGCCTGCAAGCCGTTTCAGCTTATCAAAAATTCAGGAAAATTTTACCTGACAGGAGGAGTATATGACAGTACAGCAGTTCCGTGATATTCTCCTGACCGTTCATCAGTATGTGTATCACGCAGAATCTTCAAAACAGTCTGAGTATGTCGTTTGGAAGGAAGTCGGCATGAAATGCTTTCACGCTGATAATCAGGTCATTCAAAAAGGTGTTTACATAAAAATTGATTTCTTCACAAAGACAGAATTTTCAGAAATTCCCGATAATATCATAAATATTCTCAGTTGTAATGATGAAATCGCTGTCTGTGACGTAAATCTTGACTACGAACCCGATACGGAATATTTTCATACTTCAATTTTGTGTGAGGTGATTTAGATTTGAAAGTAGAAACAAGCGGATTTGATAAGCTTTTTGATGATTTGTATAACCTCGCTGAAAGCATGGACGAGAATGGAAGTTTGATTCAGGGTATGCTTGATGCAGGTGCTGAGGTTGCCGTTGATGAATGGAAAAAGGCTATCACAGATGCAGGACACATTGAAACAGGCTCAATGCATGACAGCGTTGCCGCAAAACTTCCAAAAAATAAAAATCCCCTCGCCCGTGAAATTTATCCGCAGGGCAAAGATAAAAACGGTGTGAGAAATGCTCATAAAGCCTATATTCTGAATTACGGCACAAGCAAAACGGAAAAAATCGCAGGTGATGACTTCATCTCGAAAATTTATGAAGATATGGATTCAAAGGTATATGAAGCAGAAATGAAAGTCTATGACGAAGAATTAAAGAAAAGAGGTCTTTAAACTATGGCAAAAATCGGTCTTAAATGCCCCGTTGCCGCTCCCATTACAGCGGAAAATTCGGGCGCAGCTCCTACATATGGCACAGGTTTTATAATCGGTCGTGCTGTTGCCGCAAACAAGAATATCACTTCAAACGATAATCCCCTTTACGGTGATGACGCTATTGCCGAAATGGATACAAGTTTTTCAAACGGCACTTTGGAACTCAATGTCACCGATTTCGGAACGGACAGCACCGACAGCCTTGAAATTCAGGCATCGCTGCTCGGTCATACTATCATCGAGGAGGGTGAAAGTCCGAATACTATAAAGGTTCTGCGTAAAAAATCAGGCGATGTCGCTCCTTATCTCGGTCTTGGATATTATAAGACCAAAAAATTAAACGGTGTGCTTATGTACGAAGCTACGCTCTTTTACAAGATACAGTTTCAGCTACCGTCTGAAAATTCCAACACCAAAGGCGAAAATATCGAGTGGCAGACACCTTCAATTACAGGTCGTATTATGGCACTTCCCGATTTTGACGGAAATTATGAGGAAACAGCTATTTTCAGCACCGAATCCGCCTGCCGTACATGGCTTTTCGGGAAACTCAATTACACAGAAAATTCA